AATTATGTGATAGCCGCAAACTGCCATTTCGCGCCGTCCGAAACGAACAGCTTGCCAACGCCAGTTGCGTTTGTGGTCACGCCAATCGAACCGGCAACGGCTGTAGTGGTCGTGGTGTTTGCAGTTATTGCAGTGGTAAGGAAATAGATGCCTGCGCCCGACGTAGCAATAAGTGCTGGGCCGCCGAGCAGCTTGTCTGCATCAACGTTGCCATCTGAAACCTGATAGGCGGAACCGCCATTTGGTAATGCCATGATAAAAATCCTTTAAAAAAGTTGGCCCCCGGCGAACCGGAGGCCGTGATTAAATTAGCCCCACATCCGAACGGCCATTTGCGGACGGATCGTGCTGTAGCCATACAGAACGTCAATACGGCAAGGCATACGGTCGTTGTTGATGTCGTACTGACGAACAACGCGCAAGCTGATGCCATTGTGTACCTGACGCGAAGCCATATCTACGCCTTGTGGGAGCAGAAGGTCGGCTGTTGCGAAGGTGATGGCGTCCTTGTGGTAGATGAGGTTCTGTGCGTACTGCGTGTTTGCAGCGCCGACGAACGTAGCCGCCTTGCTGTTTTGCGGCAGTACGTTGACAGTCGCCAAAGCGTGACCAGCCGAGTAGATCGGAGCAACCGTAACAGTCGCAGCGCCGCCAGCCGATGCCGTAACGCTTGCAAGCGCAACGAACTGGAACAACGAACCTGTGCTTTCACGGGTCTGTGGGTTGACAGCAAAGCAGTCAGCTACAGTGAACACGTCGCCAGCAAGAACCGTCCCTGCGTTGCCCAAACCGGTCAACGAGATCGAAGTTGCGCCTTCAGCCGTTACAGCAGCAGCAGTCGTACCGCTGGTACGCGTACCAGTGGTGAATTGCTTGATGGACTGCGACATGTTGATTTCTTCGAAACCAAGTACGCCTGTACCCATCATGCCGTTCTTGAACTGCTTGCTGACAGTGTCGGTTGGGTTGAAAAGACCCTTCATGCCTTCGACCAAACCAGCGTTAGCGGCTGGGTTGACAGTGGCATAACGTGGCGACATTACGGCAGCATTTTCGTTCAGCTTCTGCTGTGCAGCAAGAAGAACAGCCGAAGTGGATGGCGTCGTGCCGGGCGTGCCAACAGTGTTGCCGATGGTTGCATACGCATTTGCAACGTCAGCGTCGATGCTGGAAGCAAGCTGCGAGATACGTGGCTTGAGAACGCGCTCTGCGAAATCGTCCAACTGCATGGTCAATTCAGCAGTCGTGAAGTTAACGCCGATGTGCTTCTGGTTGGCAACGGTCAGCGTTGTGAACTGCTCGTTGTCGTCCTGTACCTGAAGGGCTGCGCCATCAGTTACAAGTGCGCGGTCTGGAAGACGGATACGCAGGGTTGAGCCAATCTTGGCACCTTCAACAGCAAAGCTGTCGTCGTACTGACGGTTTACGTTACGTGTAAGAACAAGGTTGTTTTCGAGAATCTCAAGCGCCTTGCGCGTGATCATGTCGATTGTTAAAATCGAGTTAGACATGGTAATAATCCTAAATTATCGGTTGCGTTGTGCCTCGTACTTCTTGATCTGCCGTTGCCGTTCTGCCTCAATCCAATCTGACGTACTCATGGACTTTACTGACCGTGGGTCTGTCGTATCAAATGTCGGCGCACCAGAGGTGCGGGCAGTGACAGGTGCAATCGGTGCCGGGGCGTTGGATGTTTTCTTGAACGTAGGTTCGGCTGAAAGCCGCGCCTCGATCATACCAATTTCCCTAGCTTGCAAAATGGGGTCCATACGCGAAATACGCTGGGCGTCTTTTGTGTTGATGCCTAAGTGATAAATCACGTCGGGACCAATATCGGACGCTTGTATTGCCATCGCCATCGCGTCGGTGATTGGAAGGTTGGGGTTATAGGCGACTTGTTCAAAGTCGTCATATTTGTCCCGCGCTGCCTCTTCACGTTCGTGATAAGACTCTAGCATTGCACGTTGCTGGCTGTCCTTTTCACGGCGTGCCAGCAGTTCTTCGGCTTTACGTTCGGCCAAAACCTCTGCGTAATCCTCATAAGTCTCAAATTGGTCAGGGGAGATGTCGTGGATCGGCTGCTGCCGTGCCTGCATTTCCTCTGCTCTTTGAGCCTGTTCGCGTTCCCATTTACGCTGCTCTCTTGCGAGTCGTTTGCCTACAATGGCGTCCAAGTCTTCTTGTGTGAAGGTCTTGGGTGCTTCCTGCTCAGCAGACTGCTCTTCCGGCGTCGTGTTTTCTACAGGCTCGATTGCTGCCGTGGCTTCGAGTTCTGGCGCGGAGGCATCCGCTTCGGTAAAGACATTATCGTCCATGTTTAACCCTTAAAGAGTTCCTGATGAGCCGCATCAGTACGGTTGGTGGCTAGACTACATCATTTGATGCAGTCTGGCAATCTTGTTACGCTTCTACTTCTGCGGAAGCGTTCTTAGCTTGTTCTGCGGCATAGGCAGCCACTACGTCAGCAGTATGCGTTGCAGCGCATATTGCCTGCACGCGAGCATCTTCTGTGCTGTAGTCATCGCCGGGGGCGACAACGTGACGGTGGAATGTGCCGCTGATTTGTTCGCCATCTTCAAGGATGGCGGTCTTTGTGCGTACTTGCACTGCGCCGTTCTCAAGGACTTCAATCTTATCAACAACTACGTTTTTCTCTAAAGCCATTTTTATTCTCCTGTTTCCAGACCAGCTATCCCGCTGGACATTAGGTTAACTTATGTACTCAACTTCGCGGGTTATATAAAGTATTGACCCTGTGGTGTTGGCTATGTCAATCTTGTAAAGGTTTTCGTTCGACGGAGAGCCGTTGATAGTGACCGCTACGCCCGATCCAAGGCTGTTTACAGCCACTACATATACGCGTCCGGCTGTCGTGCCGTCACCGCGAACAATGTACTCATGCACACCCTTAGCGCCTGCGTTAAAAATATGCCGCACGCGGACTGTGTAATCCTCATTAAGCTGCCCAAATTCTTGGCTGATGAATGTAGACGCTGTGTTGACGCTGTTATCGTAGCGATTGCTCTTAGGGTACGCTACGGCAGCTTCGGCTGCGGTAAGTAGTTTAGGCTCGAACGACCAATAGATTGGCGTGCGCCATTCCGATTGGTAAATCGTCACGTCGCAAGTGGTCAGAAAATCACCTGTTTCAATCGGTGCGACTATAGTGAAAAGACCTGTATATGGCCCCCACGTAAACCCTTCAGTTACGTCTATATCAACGCCGCCGATAGTAACGACAGCATTAGCAAAACCGTTATTTGCGTCTGTGCATGCCGCAGCAAAAGACCCATAAACATAGCCGTCCGCCACTGTTTGCGATGACTCAGTGTTATTATTTATAAGGTTGTTTGTGTTTATACCAACGCACCTTTCGCGGACGCCAGTTGGAAGCGTACCGCTATAGGGGGTGCGCCCTACGCCAGCATTAGAACCAGCGAGGCTTGTTTCGATAAACCTATTTCCGTGCCGCCCAATATCTGTTGAAAGTGGGCTTAGGAACATCGTGTAAGTGTCAGTCTGACCGTAAGTGGCGTCATTTGAAACGACAGGCGTAACTGTTTCTGGCGTGACGGCAATCCAACCGTAACCACTAGCTTTAATTGGACACTGCGAGGATATTTCAGCGCCGAAAGGCAGGCGAATTTCGTCAGGCATAAACGCCGAAGGATATAGTCTGTTGCTGACAAATAGCTTCAAACCGGAATATCCGAACGCAGGCATATATGGCTGTAGCAGCCCATAGCCTGAGTCCACGCCTGTGTTTTCCGCGCTCACATTATCAAGGCCAATATTGCAGTTCCAGTTGGAGTCTGTCTGATAAATACCCGCTGGCTCACAACCTTCAAAATGCGTATTCCGCATATTCATAAAGGTGGCGCTACCATTGATGTGTATGCCGCCGCCGACAGTGGTGTCGTGAAACATATTTCGGTCAAGATAAAACAGGTTCATGTTGACGTTATCAAGTTCGACGCACGTTTCAGTTTTGAAAGCGTTGCAGCGGTCAATGTATGTGGGGCCAAAATAGTTGGCGGGCGTAGATGGGTCGCCGGTCGTGCAATAAAACCGGATAAAGTTTTTCATGCCGTAACAGTTTACGTTCTGCCAAAGCAGTTTTTGCACGTAGTTCGCCGTAGATTTTCCTACTGAGAACCCTTCGCTGGTGCGGAAATAAACGCTGTCTTTTGTTTGGCGGATTGAAAAATCCTCAAAAGACACGTTCTGGAAATAAAAGTCGTTAAACTGAATATCAAACAGCTTTGAAGCCGTCTTGTTAAAAATGATGTTGGTGCGGCTTTCAATAACACCGTCGCCTTGCGTAATTGCGTCACTGGCAATCTCGCCCACCATGCGGAACGTAACTTGGCTGCCCGAAGCGCGTGTACCGTTAATCAGCAACGGATCAGTGATTAGATAGTTGCCTTGGGGGACAAAAAGCGTTTTGGAGTTGTCCAGACAAAAGTCTATTGCCGCCTGAAACGCAGTGGTGCAATCGAAGCTACCGTTTCCGTTCGCGCCAAAATCCAGCACGTTCGCAGTCGCGCCGTCGATCATTGAGTAGGTGGCTTTAGTCAGAGACATAATAGTTCTCGCTTATACGGTGTAAGTAATGGAAGCGCCTACATATTTTCCAGCGCCAGCAGAAATATTTATGTAGGCGCCAGTCACTGCGTCAAGAAATGAAATTCGGTTGTCAGCAGACTGAATATGGGCTGTCGCTACCGCAGAACCCATACCTATAAAAAAGCATGACCCGTATGCACGTTCAGCAGAACTGGAAAAAGGCAGCCCCGTAATAAGCAAAACGCCAGACGCGCCCGTAGTATTTACGTTAAACAATGAGATTTGCGCCGTCACTTGACGACCTATGCGGGTGTAACGTCCGCTAGCGGTAACTGGCGTGGTAGGCGCGGCGGCGTCGCCTGTTAGCGTACCTGTCCAAGTACCTTCCTCATACCAGTTCAGCAATTCGCTGGTCATGCCAGCCCCGTGCGTGTTTGCGCTGAAGTCGATGCCTTTGCCAGCAGTGCCGATTACGAGGTTGCCAGTAGACACCTTCACATCGCTGTTGGTTTCAAGCACCACCTTCGACGAGTTATTGACCATAAACTGCACGGCAAAGTTATCAAAGCTGCCGATAAGCATTTGTGAGTTTTGTGTCTGCACATATGAAACGCCAGCCGTGTTGCGCGAGATAATCTGCACGCGTTCAGGGCCAGCAGTGTTACGAGCAAAGATTTCGGTCACAGCGCCAGCGCCAGTGGACTCGCCAGTTAGCGTTTTAGCACTTACGTCACGGCCTACTGTAAGGTTGGCTACCGATACCTGATCTGTAGTTCCGCCCTGTACAATCGGTAATACTTCCGTACCTGCCAACGGTGTTGTTGCAGCGGGTAACGCAGAGATTTTTTTGTCAGCCATTTACAACTCCATCAGATAATTGTTTTTGACACTTGAATGCGCCAAGTATCATTCGACAGGTCAATGGTTGACCCTGTTTCGTTTTGCACGCGGATTTTAGCGTTTCCTGCGGTATCAACATACCCTTGCGCCAAAATACCTTGTAATGATGATGATGGCGCTACGTTTAGTATGTCGCCAAATTCCAATCCACTTATAGCTTCCGCAGGGGAAGTTTCGCCGGCGCCGTCCACAAGGTTGCCGGGGTTCCAGCCAAACGAATATGCCACATTCAACTCAATATCGGATGGAGAGTTAAAATACTGCATGATGTCATTATACGCCGTAACTGGTACAGCGTTTTTAACGTAGTAGTTGCGATGAAATTTGATTGGCTGCGTGCTTGAGAAATTACGCGCTACAAAGTCCTTTGGTTCATTAAACCAGTTATTCTCGCACGTTACGTTCGTGCAGCCGTTCACAAAATACAAGAATGTATCAGTATAATCTATGCCGCCAAAATCGCCAGAGAACGTGTTTGCTGAAATGTCGATAGCATGGCAGTTATCCATCTCAATAGCAGCGTAAGTGGCCTGTGGTATAACCGCCTCAAAATAGTTGCCTGTGATTTTTAATGCGCGAACTTTTGTGAACACGATGTAGCTACCAATGCCAATAAACGTATTGGTAGTTCCACCTTCAAACGTGCAGTCTTCAATACGCACGGACGCGCCTTCATCTGCGCCAGAGCCAAGCGTAATTGCTTTATCTACAGTTGAAAAGCGACAGTTTCTAACTGTCATGGCGTTATAGAAACCAGTTGCAAGAATTGCAGACGCAGCCCACGAATCGGTCAAAGTGCCTGAAATACCCACAAACGTGCAGTATTCAAAAACATAGTATATGGCATTAGTGCCTCTGACGCCGTACCGATCAAAGTTATAGAAACCACAATGCAGCCAACGAACGGTGTTGGTGGTTCCATCCACGACAAAAGCTGAAATATCGTTTTTGTTACCGTTGTTGTTGTTTGTAAAATCTAGGCGTTCAAATGTGATGTTGTCGCGGTTTACGCCAATTGAAAACAGCGGCTCTCCGTTCGCCGCAGCGTTGTACGAAATGATAGATGAACGGCCATCGCCATAAATGTATTGGCGGTTAAGCGTAGATATTACGAGCGTGTCTGTGATCTTGTATGTCCCCGCAGGGAAGTACACTGCACTGGCGGCGTTTAACGCAGCTTGGATAGCCGCCGTATCATCATTTGAGCCATTACCAACAGCGCCAAAATCTTTAACCGAAACGGTTTGGGCCAGCTTGGCTTCGACGTTGGTGGGTACGCTGCCAGCAAACGGCGGATCGTAGCTGACGTTACTAGCGTCCGTAGCGCCGGGGGATGTCTGAATGGCCGTGGTGAACTTCACTTCGCCGCCGACGTGTACGCCAGACGTAAACGTCACAGTGTCGCTGTCTGTTTCCAGATAGCTATCGCCAACATACTGGTTTACGCCGTCGATGTAGACCGACAACGAGTTAGTGCCGGGCGTGTAGTTAATAGACGAAAGGTTAAACACAGTCTGGCCGGCAGTAGCCGTGATGACTTCTTCTTGAATCGTGTAATTGACGAAGTTCGAGTTGACGCCGGTAATGTTGTCGTAAGTGCCGAGCAGGATGCCTGTGGCTGTTTCGATGACAAACTTGTAAACCAGACCATCAGTCAGCCAAATCTCCCCGCCCGGCACGCGTCCTGCACTATCCAATATGATAGGGTTGCTGTGCGGCGTAACGCCAGACGCGCTGGTATAGGATGTCTGCGGCGTAGTTGTGCCGGCTGCATAGGTAAAAATCTTGCCGCCCGACAGGATAACGCCGTTGTTATCAAAAAACTGCGCTGCAAAGCCGCCGATGGGTGAAGGGGTTACTGACATCTAATTACTCCAGCAGCAACAATCCGCCGTCCTCTTGGACGAGGTTGTCACCATTTTCAGTTTCAAGATTACCTTGCGCTTGATCGGGACCATAGCCCGAAAAGAACGAGATAATGCTTCCCAGACCCAAAGCCACACCGTTACGAAGAGCGCCGCCAAAGCCCATGTATCAGTTCCGGTTAATCGGCTTGGCGTACACTGTACCACCTGTGGACACCTGAATGGCACTCACGCGCCAAGGTGAGCCGTTCGTGTTGACAGTCAGCACAAAAGGAATTGGCGTAAATGGCGGGATTGGCGTGCTGGCGGTCGTAGCGACAGCACCAACGCCTACTTCGACGTAGCAAGCCTGATCCGACCAGACCACAACGCCCTGCGCGCCGGGAGGCCATGTGGACGTGTTACCAGCAGTGCCGGTATACGCCACGCTGTATGCAGGATAATCAGCTTTGCTTAGTGGGTTTAAGAGTTCCATAGCGCGTCCTTATGCGAGAAATTTCAGTTTATACAGCGTGCTGTAATACAGGCCAAAAATCTCGTCGATAATGTTTTGGATTGGGGTGCAATCCTTATCGACGACTTTATACCGCATTTCCATCAGTTCGTCTACTTGACCTTCAAGAAACTCGACAATGTTGTTGGTTTTCTTAGCCGACATCAGCGAAATAGGGCCGATGAGGCCGTATTTGCCTTGATAGGCTTCCGCGTATTTGTCCGCCAAATCAATGATTTCGCTGTAAAACTTCCGCAACGCTTTATGCTTTGCGTAGCTGCGTGTGTTCAGATGCGTCGAGTGTGCCACGTCACGCGCAAGAAACAATGTACCTACAAAATCAGCGCAACTCATTACATCATTCCTTCAGGGGCTTGTTCTTGCATTGGCATTTCCATCGGCATCTCAGGCTGTTCGCCCATCTCAGGGGCTTGCTGCATCTGTTCATCCATCTGCGGTACTTCGCGCATTTCAGGTGAACCGCCAATCAAGTCGCCTGTATCCAGCGCGCCTGCAATCGTACCCATGACAATATCCTGAATTTGCTCAGGTGTCATGCTGTTTTGTACCGCAGAGATGCGCTTGGTTTCGGCTTCGTAAGCCTGCACTTCAGCCTTGTACTTGTCGATGGAAATCTTCTGCTGCTCTGCGCTATCTTGGATGTTCTCCATGATGTCAGAGACGCGGTTGAGTTCTTGCGACAGGGCTTCGATCTGTTGCTTGGCAGCCATGATTTCAGGCGACTGATCGCCTTCTTCCAAGACTTTCGGGTCAAGAATTTTCTTGAACCGCTTCGCCATTTCCTGCGCTCCGGGCCAATCCATGTTCTTGATGAACAAATCGCCGGCCACAGTCCAAAGCTGCGGGTTGGATTGCAGAATCATCGACATGGCGTCGAGCGCCTCTTGACGCTTAGTCATGTAGCCGGGGCCAGTTGTGACCATAACGTCGTATGTGCCGATTGACGGGTTGTAGATTTTTTCGATCAGTCCGCCATTTTGGTCACGAATTTCCTTGACAGGCTCTTGCTGCATTGGGTCCATTTTGACCATGCTGACTTCGCCATCAACGCCAATGATGCGCGCGATACGCTGTGTGTCGTAAATCTTAGGGATAATATCGACAAGCTGGCGGGTGATGTGACGAATCGCACGGGCAAGGTTGTCAACATAGTGATACGTGCCAACATCGCCCTGCTTTTCGCGTGCGGTGATGGCTTTTGCAGACCGCTCGTTGCCCTGCGCGCCCAGTGAGGCGTCATACTGGCCGGTGGTGGACTTGATGTCCTCACCAGCGCCCATTTTAGCCTGTATCAGCCCTGTTTGGGGTAGCGGGGGTGCTGCACGCTGCGGAAGCGGTAATACGTTCCCAGCGCCGTCTGTAACGTCTGGGTTGACTTCCAGATACGGCCAGTTGGTCGTGTTGGCAGTCTTCCACTGGTTCTCGTAGCCCTCGAACTGACCGCCATAGGCAATAAAGGGTGCTTTTGGCGCCAGCGCCAGCATTTCTGCTTCTTGGCTGGTCCAGTAGTTGTACATGCGCTGTGCGTCTTTGGCGTTACGCACCAGACCGGACACGTAAATCTGCCCTTGCACTTCAAATTCGTTACCTACGACGCGCACGACAGGTATCCAACTGCCCGGCCACTCGCGTTCGTCCAGCACGTCATAGCCATTGGTTTTCATCCACATGACTTTTTTGCGGTCTACTTCGCGGCTGCGGATCGGCTTGCCGTACATGGCGCGCAGTTGCTTATCCATGTCGGTGTTTTTGAACGCAGAGACGTTGTCTTGGTACAGGTTCAGCGTTTCGCGCTTACGCTTGTAATAGAAATACTCCGCGACGCGGATAGTGTCTTCGTCCAGCCATGCCGACATGCTTTCATCGCCGACAGCGGTTGACAGGATCGACGAGATAGGTGTCGCGTCTGGAAACTCGCGCTCATACTCGTCTTTTGTCATGTCCTGCGTGACAAAACACCATTCAGCGTCTGCGCCGCATGGGTCTTGGATCGTAGGGTCCATGTAGACGCTAAACGAGTTGCGGACGCGCATAATACGCACGTCTTGGTCGAAAGTCTCTTCGTTGCAGTATTCCGTAATGAGACGGATATAGCCTTCGCCGTAGGTGACTTGGTTGTCGCAAGCGGTGTCGTAAGCTACGTCTGCATCGGACATATACTCGATGTGCCGCACGACGCCATCAAAGATTGCTGCCACTTCAATGTCAGCATTGTCATCGACAGGGATTACCTTACCGGCAGGGCGGTTTTGACGCTGTTCGTTCGTCACCTGACGGACGTGCTGCGGCAATTTGTTAATTGTCAAGCAGGGACGTGCGTTAATTGTCTGGCCTTGCACCGCACCGCGGGTCGCCAACACGTCAGCAGGCCACTGCCACTGGTTGTCAGGGCTGCCAGCCATGAACCGTAGGTCGTCCAGTTCGTCTTCACGGCTGTCCGAATAGGCTGCCATCGACATCTGTAGCCGATGGCGCATGGTTGCCATTACATCAGGGTCGCCGCGCGTGTTCGCTGGGTCGCTACCGCGGTCGGCTACGTCGCCTACTTTGTTAATACCTGTCGGATCAGCCATTGTGGTTACTTTTTACCTTTTTTAGCGGATTCACGCTTTACGCTATACGCGATTGCGACCGCCTGTTTGACAGGTTTTCCGGCGTTTACCTCGGCCTTGATGTTCTTGCGGAACGCGGCTTTGCTGGGCGACTTGACCAGAGGCATGATTATTTCTTCTTTTTCGCCATCGGCGTAGGCTTCATACGCACGGTATTGCTGATAACTTGCGGTTTTGGTGGCATTTTGACTGCTGCGCGACCGCCGCCGGGGTTCGTTGTGCCTTCTTTTGGCATGGGCGACTTCAGGCGCTCACGGAGCATCTCTGCGTTGCGTTCAGCCTTTACAGTACCAGACTTGTACAGTGCTTTGGTGTATTTATTAGCTGGCATTTACTTACCCTTCTTAGCTG